TGATGCAATTAAAAAACTATATAAAAAATACAGCGAATGATAAGAAACACAAAAGAAATACTAGACTATTACTTTGAAAACCCTAGCAAAAACAGTAACAAAGAAATGGCAGAAAGATTTAATATTTGCACAGTAACTTTTAGTAGAATATTGTCTAAGGAATTAAAAAGAAGAAGAGAAAACAGCATGGTCAGAAGATTAATGAAAAAGCACGATTAAAATAAATAAAAAATGAAACAAGATTATAAAAGAACACCTGAACCAAGTTATTATTCAGGAACATTGTATGGTTATTCAGCTAAAGACATAGTTGATGATTTTAACTTAAATGCTTGGACTGCACAAGCAATTCAATATATCCTAAGAGCAGGAAAAAAAGATGGTAGTCCTGCTGAACAAGATATACAAAAGGCTATTAATGTTTTACATTTTGAGTTAGACAAACTTTATAAAGAAAGTAAAACTAAAACAGGGGGGTTAGCAAAATGACACTATACACTTGTATATGTTGTAAAGAAAAAAAAGAAGTAAACAAAGCTAAAATAGTTTACAGAGATAGCAAATGGGTTGCTGATGTTATTTGTAGTTGTGGCAAATATATGGATAGCGAACCTGAAGATGGTATGCCTAGCCTTAAAAGAACTGAAGCATCATTAAGTAAAAAGATAAGGCATGATAAACTATGGGCAGGTGCTAAAGAAAAGCTAGTAGGAGAAAGAGGTATTAATGAATCATTTGATTAATGAAAATATTACTATTACTATTATGCTTGACTGACTGGATATGTACTACTGGTGGGGGCAAAACTTTTATAGCACCTTATAGCTCTATTAATCAAAGTCATTATTATACAGAACATCACATAGACTTTGGAGATGGATCAGATACTACATTTATTGGAATACATAATCCAATAGCTTTAGCATACCAAACAATAGAACACACTTATGATCTAGGAATATATATAGCAACTTTGACTACTAATTTTTATGATTCAACAACTAACATATTATTATGTACAGCAGTTAAGCAAGATACTATATGCCCTTACAATATTACTTATGTAAACGAAATAAGAAAGCCAATAAAAAACAAGATATATAACTTAAAAGGAATAGAGCTGTTAGAAGCACCTAAAAACATGATGTATATTAAGAACAGAAAACTATACTATGAACTTCGTGATTAATACCAGTCAAGACAAGCAAACTCTTTTTAATTACTTAAAAGAGCTTGATAGTAATTACATAGTAAAAGTAAAAAAGCAAAGAAACAATAGAAGCAATATGCAGAATAACTATTACTGGGCGTGTATAGTGCAACCATTAGGAGAGTCACTTGGCTATTTTCCTGATGAAATGCATGATACCTTAAAGGTTAAGTTTGCAAGTGAATGGCAAAGCATAGATATAAACGATAAACAGATAGGACTGCAAATAGTAAACAGCACAGCTAGAATGAATAGTAAAGAGTTTGAAATATATGCAGATCAAATAAGGATATGGGCTTTAACAGAACTAGGCGTAAGATTAATGCTGCCAAATGAATATGAGTAATGGAAATAAATAAAATATATAATGAAGATAATTTAGATACAATGTCTAAAATGGATAATGATTGTATTGATTTAATAATCACCTCACCACCCTATGAAGATGTAAATGGAGCAGGTTATGGTGCAAAAAGTAAAGACATATTATTTCTAAAATTTTATTCTGATTATTTAGAAAAATTATTTAATGAGTATGAAAGAATCTTAAAGCCAACAGGACAGATATTTTTCAATATAAAAAGCAAAACATTTAACAAAAAATTAAGCACTCCTCATTGGATAGAATTTTTAGATAGCTTTAAAAAATTAAAATTCAAAAGCTTTATCATTTGGAAATATGCAGGTAGTTTTGACAGCACAAAGAAAAGATTTCATTTAGACTATGAAGTTATTTATCATCTGAGCAAAGGAGATGATATTTATTTAAACGAAGATTGCGGTATTCACGATCCATTAAGTTCAGTATGGTATGTACCTCACACCATAAAGAGTAGCGAAAGAATCCACCCGACACAAATGCCTGAAGCTTTAGTAGAAAGAATATTAAAAGTAGCTTCAAAAAAAGATTATCTAGTATATGATAGTTTTATGGGGAGTGGTACTACTGCTATTGTTTGCTTAAAAAATAATATAAATTATATAGGTAGTGAACTAAATAAAACTAACTATGATAACTGCAATAAAAGAATTAAAAATTATTTAAGTCAAAACAAATTGTTCTAATTTCTATTATATTATGAGAATTGAATAATCAATCTTTTTCAATTATGGATAAAAGAATAAACAACGGTGGGGCTAGAAAAGGCGCAGGGCGCAAATCTAAAGCAGATGAGCAAAGATTAATAGAGAACCTAACACCAATGAATGAAAAGGCGTTAAAGTCCTTAGAACAGGGTATTGATAAAAAAGAACAATGGGCAGTTAAGCTATTCTTTGAATACTTTTATGGCAAACCTCAGCAAAGGGTGGATGTAACTTCAAATGATGAAAGTATTAATATGCCACTAATAAACTTTGTAGAAACTGAACCTGAACAATAAATATCAAGCACTATTTAATTCTGATGCTCGTTATTTTATAATAACAGGCGGAAGAGGTAGTGGTAAGTCTTTTGCAGTTACAGTCTTTTTAACTTTACTTACAATGGCTGAGGGGATCAGAGTATTGTTTACTCGTTATACAATGGTATCAGCTCATTTATCTATTATTCCTGAGTTCTTAGAAAAGATAGGGCTATTAGGTTTTGAAAATATCTTTAGTGTAAATAAAGCTGAGGTTGTAAACTTAGGCAATCAATCTGACATACTATTTAGAGGTATTAAGACTTCAGCAGGAAACCAAACTGCAAGTCTAAAATCATTACAGGGTATTTCGTGTTTCGTGCTTGATGAAGCTGAAGAACTTATTGATGAAGATATATTTGACACCATAGACCTCAGTATTAGAGAAAAGAACAAACAGAATAGGGTTATCCTTATATTAAACCCAGTAACTAAAGAGCATTGGATCTACAAAAGGTTTTTTGAGGACAAAGGTGTAGAAGCGGGTTTTAATGGTGTTAGAGATAATGTATGCTATATCCACAGTACATACCTAGATAATAAAGAAAACCTCTCACAAAGCTTCCTAGAGCGTATCAAGACTATAAAACACAGGAACTTTAAAAAGTATCAGCATAAAATACTTGGTGGCTGGTTAGATAGAGCAGATGGTGTAGTATTTGATAATTGGAGTATAGGAGAATTTAATCCTGATGGCTTACAGACTTCATGCGGAATGGACTTTGGTTTTTCTGTTGATCCTGACAGTCTTACAGAAGTTGCAATAGATAAGCGTAAGCAAAAGATATATTTAAAAGAGCATATATATAAGAATGGTTTAAAATCACAAGAACTTGCTCAGATTATATTAGACAAAGTAGGTGATAAACTTATAATAGCAGATAGTGCAGAACCTAGACTAATTGCCGATTTAAAGCATTTAGGAGTAAACATTAAACCAGTAAAAAAAGGAACTATAGAAAGTGGCATAACTAGAATGCAAGATTTTGAGTTAGTAATAACTCCTGAATCAACTAACATAGCTAAAGAGTTAAACAACTATATATATTCAGATAAATCTTCTAAGCTATATGTAGACTCATATAATCATGCTATTGATGGTATTCGTTATAATGTAATATATCATTTAGACAATCCTAATGCGGGCAGGTATTTTGTGCAATAGAAAAGCCCCCCACTTTAAGTATTACGACAAGATAATAGAAAGGTTGTGAGGGGCTAGTAACTAACTTGAAAACAAAAACCGTACAAATATATAAAAAAAAATAAAAGAGTAAACTAAATTTGAAGAATTTCTATTATATAATGTATGAAGGTCAAAATTAAGAAGCAGGGCAAGACAAAAGAGTTTAAGTTAATTAGTAAGTGGGAAGATGTAACACTAGAGAAATGGTTAAAGCTAATAGACTTTCACAAAGGCACAAAGTGTAAAGAAGCTCAAGAAACAATAGCAGCTTTATCTAATATTCCAAAAGATTTAATTAAGCAGTTGGAATTAAAAGATGTAGCAGTTATAATGAGTAAGTTATCTGAGCTTCAAGCAAAGCAAGATAGTTCTTTAAAAAGGATAGTTGAGATAAATGGCAAAAGGTATGGTTTCCATCCTAATTTAGATGAAATAACTTTAGGGGAGTATGCAGACATAGAAACCATGATTAAGAATGATATTGAAAAGAATATGCCCGAAGTTTGCGCAATCTTATATAGACCAATAGTTGAAGAAAACAATGATGTTTATACAATAGAGGCTTATGATGGTAATATAACCATAAGGGCGGAAGAAATGAAGAAGATGTCAGCAGAGCAAGTGCAAAGCGCGCTGGTTTTTTTTTATCATTTAGGCAAAGAATTGTCGCTGACTTTGCCATTATATTTGATGGATCAGCTGAAGGAAATGAAGATGCAATAGCATCAGAATCTTTTGCAGAGAAGTGGGGGTACTTTGGAATATTTTATAGATTATGTAATGCTGATATTTCAAAGCTAGAACAAATAACTAAACTTAATCTATTAGAAGCGTTTACTTGGTTAAGTTATGAAACAGATTTAGAATCACAAAATAAAGTAAAACATGGCAGTAAGCAATAAGACTTATAACAATGTAGTAGACACCCTTTGTAGACTTGGGGAGTATCATGAACAAATTACAACAGTATCAGTAGGAGATATTTATGATATTCAACTTGATAAAATGGAGAAGCTACCTCTCTTACACCTCAATCCAACATCTGTAACAACAGGAGATAGTGAGTTGGTTTACAACTTTCAGATTTTTATTGCTGACTTAGTTTCTGAAAAAGACAACTGGCAAACATATCAAGCTAAACAATTAACTAAACTATTAGACCCTAAAAATAACGAGCAGCAAGTATGGAATCAGACCTTAGAAATATGTACTGATTTTATAGGTATGTTAAGGCATAGTTCAAGACAATCACAAGCTGGAGTAAATGATATTAATGCTCCTTTATATTTTACACAAGACCAATTTACTATAGAGCCATTCCAAGAAAGGTTTGACAATCTTTTATGTGGTTGGACATTTACAATAGGTGTTAGAGTAATGAATGACTTTGATACTTGTGAGATACCAGTAACAGATGCAGGAGCAGGGTACTAATGTTAAAAATGTTAATTAGATTAAATAATATAAAGATAGGAAAAGTAGAGATTAAAATAATACCACCAACAATAAAGATTAAAATATAATGGAAATTTTTGAATTAATAGAAAGATACGGAGTAACTTTAGTTTTGTTAGTAGGTTCTTTTTATGCTTTATATCAATTCTTTTTCTTTAGCATAAGAGAGGTGAAGGGTACTTTTGAAAAACATCACGAAAAAAACGCTGATAACATGAATGAATTAAAAAACAAAATAAACAAAATATTAGAATTAATAAAAAATAAATAAAATGGCAGATTTAGTAACAACAATTAGTGAGTCAGTAACTTTAAACGGTTCAGTTAGAGGTGCTAGTAACTCAGTAACAACAACAGGCATAGTTGATGTAATGGAAAGGATAGTAACTTGCACACAAGCACAAACTACAACAATAGCAGTATTTGACACTAACCCTTATTCTTCAGCAGGTGCAATAGATGTTGATAGAACAAGATATGTTAGAGTTACAAACTTAGACACTACTAACAATATAGAGTTAGCAGTAGTAACAACAGCAACTAATTATCAAGTAACAATAACTGGGGGTAATTCTCACATCCTAAGTATAGGAACTGAAGCAGCTATTGGAGAAACAGATACCTCTCCAGCATTTGGTACTTTAGAAAACTTAGCATCTTTACAAGTAAGACCAGTAACCGCAAATGATGCACAAGTAGAATTATTTGTAGGGCTTGTTTAATGAAAACGCAAAACATAGAAAACTATCTTAACTTATTTGCTAATAATGTAGTTAAAGATTCAGAGAAACTTTTGTACTCAAAAAAGGGTAGCACTGCTTTAGGTAAGTCTATAAGAGCAGTTGTTTCTTCTGATCCTAATGGATTTAGTGTTAAGTTTTATATGGCGGACTATGGTACTTTTTTAGATAAAGGTGTTTCAGGAAACAAAAGGAAAAGAAGCTATACAAATTATAAAGGTCAAAACGAATCAAGCCCTTATAGTTATACAACTAAAGGTCCCCCTATTGACATATTGTCTAAATGGATAAAGAAAAAGGGAATAAAGCCAAAAGGTCTTGGTAGAGGTAGAGATAAAAAAACAGGACAATTCTTGTCAGGTTTTGCATATCTAATAAGTAAAAAAATTAAAAGAGAAGGAATACCAAGTCTAAGTTTTTTTCAAAAACCATTAGGACTGTGGTATGACAGATTAAAAGATGATTTTTTAAAAGAATTTAAAAAAGATGTTCAGTTATATATGACAACATTTACAAAAACAAAATAACATGGCAGCGAATTGTGTAATAGAGCAACACCCAATAGGATTTTTTATACCAGTAGGACAGGAATTAATATTTGTAGTGTCTAACCAAACAGCAGTAGCAAATGAAACTAAAGTCAAGTTTTGCGCTGAAGTACATATAGGGACTACTATACCAGTAACCGCTACTTCTAATGATTTAAAAGGTGTATTTAAAACAACCCCTAATAATGCAGGAGTAGGAATGTTTGATTTAAGGAATGTAATTGAGAACTATGTAAAAGCAGATAACATGGCTGCTAATGGTAGTTCTTATAAAGGCACAACCACTTCAGATAGTGAAAGACACCCAGTTCACTTGATAGATAAGTATTCTTTAAATACTAACTTAGGGCGTTATATGGTTATACAGTTTTATGTAGAATATCTAGGAGCGACAAATAATGGTGTTTCTGACCCTAATGTAGTTGCTAGGCAAGATGGCACAACACAGAACTCAGGAGTTTATTTTCTTTTCAATGGTTATGTTAAACATACTAATAGTCTATTTAAGTCAGGTAATAATTTTGGTTTTGACACTTCTAAATTTCTTTTGAGTAGTATTACTGATGAATTTTTAACTAACGCACCTACTGAGCAATATGCAAATGTTGAGGACTATGGAACTATGTCATTTGTAACATCTTCTATAAGTATGAATAGTATTGCACTTAATTATTATGACAGTAGTTTTAGTTTGTTAGATACAGAATCAATAGTAAGAAATTCAAGCAATGGTGCTTGGGATAATCCTTTTGCAGCAGCTTCAGAAAATCAAATATTGCATTTAGGTTGCTTTCCAGGCAATTTAAGAAATTGGAGTACAAAATTTCAGGCATTAGTTGCAGCAGGAACAATTCAGGGCGGTTTTATTTCAGTACAGGCTTATTTTGGTTTTTCAGCAATATCTAAGGCATATATGATTTATGTTAATTGCCCTGACACTAAAAACTTTGAAAGCATAAGACTATGTTGGCTCAATCAATGGGGTGCATGGGATTATTACACTTTTACTAAGAAGTCAATTAGAAGCACATCAACTCAGGGTTCTACATATCATCAACTAGGTGGTAGTTGGAATGAAAGTCTATATAGACCTGATAGCTTTAAAGGTGGTAAGAAGTCCTTTAGAGTTAATGCTACTGAAAGAATTACAATGAATACTAATTTTGTTTCTGAAGATGACAATGTAATGTTTGAGGAACTAATTAATAGTCCTGAAGTTTATTTATTAGAAGGCTATCAAACTGATGCTGCTAATGCAGTTTTAAATAACTATGTAACACCAGTAAGACTTACAACATCTAGCTTTACTAAAAAGACTTCAGCTAATGACAAACTTATTCAATATACATTTGAAATAGAAAAAAGTAAAACACTAAGAACGCAATCTATCTAATGAGTGTACAACTAATATTATATCCGCAAAGTTATAATGGCTTAAACTCCTTATCAGGAGCAGGTACAGAGCATATTATTGATGGTATTAACTTTAACACTATTAATAGCTCAACTACTTCTTTATCTTTAGCAGCACCAACTTATCAATCAGCAATAAATGCCTTAAACGCTTCAATGGTTGTTAATACATGGTACAGATTTAGCTCTTCAGCTACACCGCCAACAGAATCAAGCGGAACGGTTGGAATAGTGGCACAACAGGGTATAATACAAAAACTTTCTAATTTAATAATAGGACAAATTTATGATGTAACTATTGAAACAACCGCATCTACTCTAACTTTTTATGTTTATTCAGGAACTAACCAACAAAGCTCAACACCTGCAACAGTAGTAGGCACTAATAGTTTACAATTTACTGCAACATCTACTACCAATACTATTGTTATTTACTCAACAGGAACAAGTGCAGTAACATCTGTATCAGTTCAACAAGCGGCTCAGAATCCAAGTGGTGCTATACAAGACTTAGCAACTGGTCAAGTCATTTGCGACCTTTATGAAGATGAAGATATACCACTGACTCTAAGTGTTGATGATTTTAAAAATGTAGCTGAACAAGTACAGTCATACTCTAAGGCTTTTAACCTACCTGCAACAAAACGAAATAATCAGATCTTTGATAATATATTTGAAGTAACAAGAGATACTAGCGGACTGGCTTTTAATCCTTATGTAAGAACACAATGCGAATTAAAGCAAGATGGGTTTATATTGTTTCAGGGTTATCTTAGACTAATAGACATACAAGAAAAACAGGGTGAAATAAGCTATAATGTTAACTTATATTCTGAAGTTATTG